ATTATGAACTCTCAAAATCAATAAATTATGTTTCAAGAAGAATCAAGAACAGTTCAAGTAAACGGTAAAGCCGTTTCAGGAGATTATCAGTACAATGTAAACTACAGTGTCAATAACGATAATCTCAGTCGTCTTCATTGTGAAATCATTAAAACGGTCACGGAAGAGATTGACACCCCTACAGGTAAGCAACCCGTAACCTCCGGGCGGTATATCGGGTATTTGCTGTTAGAATCAGGCAGTAAACAAATGTCCCTTCCGGAGTCGGAGAATGTTGCAGCGCACTTTGAAGTATTCGATCAGATCACCAAAGAGGTAAAAGCCACTTTAGAGCCCAAACCGGCATCTAAATCCAAGTAACAAGAATCCGCCCTGTCTTCACAGATGGGGCGGAAAGATGCGGTATAAAGGAAATGAATAATAACCGTAGTTTATTCATACCGCATTTGATAATACTTATTTAAGATGTTCTCTCAATAACACGTAAATTCGTATAATTGTTGTACATTCTAATAAAAAAATTATATAGAGTAAAATAGTTCTTATCAACATAGGTTGCATCATAGCTATGATGGTTTGCTACTTTTAGGGAATTAGTTTCTTTAAAAAAATAATAAATATACTATTTAAATTTATATATCCAAGAATATGAAAAATTTGAAGATGATTGCATTGATTGCCTTGCCTCTTTCTCCTTTGCTGGAACTCTTTGAGCGCTATGTCTTTGGTGACTGGGAGTTTGTCAAATGGTTGATTGTCCTTGTATGTGTTGATACGGTGCTCGGCTTTGTCAAGCACTGGTTATCCAAAGACATCAGTAGTAAGGCATATGGTATGATTGGGCGTAAGCTTATCATTTACAGTTGTGTATTGATCCTGTCACATGTGATGGGTAATTTCTCGATCGCCGGTCAGGTGGTCGATAGTTTCGTCTGGTTCCGGTATTTCGCTTGTACGGCATTAATGATACGTGAGGCCTTAAGTATTATTGAGAACGTAGAAGAGATTTGCCCGGGCTTTTTCCCGAAGGCTATCATAAATAAGCTGAAGGGGTTCGATAATGTTTCGGGAAAGAAAGAGTAGTTTAGATAAAATCTCCCGTCGCTACGCTTAGCGACGGGGAATTACACAAACAAAACAAACAAATGTATAACTTTATCTTCCCAGACCAAGTTTACAAAATATAAAATATTGGAATACAAAGGTTGATTTTTATTTTTAATAAAAGTGTTAATAAAACCGCTAAAAGAATAATATATGCAATATTTTTACTCCAAGAATTAAGTCATAGCGATGTGGTTACAGTGCTTGGAACAAGTAATGTTCTGATAGTTAAAGTAATTCATTGTTTAGCGAGGTTGTTTTAGAATATTTTGACCAATTTGGGATAAATATCATCTCTTGAGACACTGTTGCAACATTCGGTGGCTATCATTACGGAATGGCTGATGTTACATTAGCGATGAAGAAAAAAGCAGGAGTTGTTATTGGACTATTTTTTAATTGAGTCGGTTTTTGACTTATTAATAATGGATGCACATAGCATTTATCTTAAATGCATTTATTATTTTGAAAGATATAGTTTTTCATCTGTATGCAATAAGATACGGCGTACTATCTTCACAGACCGCATAACCGTGTTTTTAAAGTTTAAGCATGTTATATAGCATATTTATTCCTATAAAAGTTCATTGTGTATCTATTAAAAATGCTTATAAACCTGTGGGATAATAATATTTTTTATCATGGAGATATTTTCATGGAGGGAATAAATAAGGATAATTATTGAGCTTGTGTAATGAATTTGTATTTAAAAATGTGAAAACAAGAAATAACGCTTCTACCTTCACAGGCAAAAGCGTTACAAACGGCTATTAAGGCAACAAAGTTATTGATTTATGTTATGTTTTATCTCCTTAACAACTTAACTCTTGAAAAGTTTTATAAACTAATAAAAAAATAAACAATATGAAAACAATTGATTCAATCATTATTCACTGTTCGGCCACGCGCTTCGGACAGGATTTGCGTGCAAAAGACATTGACCGGATGCATAAACAGAGAGGCTTTAATCAGATCGGGTATAATTACGTAATAGATATTGATGGGACTGTGGAGAACGGTAGGCCCTTGTCTGTGGACGGGGCACATTGCAATACGAAAGGGGACAGTGGGCGGTCGTATAACAAACATTCGATTGGTATCTGCTATATCGGCGGCCTGGATGTCAATGGGAAAGCTGCTGATACCCGGACAGAAGCGCAACGAATAGCTTTGCGCGATTTGGTAGAGAAGCTCTGTAGAGACTACCCTATTATCGAGGTACTTGGACACCGGGATACATCACCTGACTTAAATGATAATGGGGAGGTAGAACCGTTTGAATATATCAAGGCTTGTCCATGTTTCGATGTACGGAAGGAGTTCTCTAATTTTATGAAACCTGTAATCATACGGCCATGAAATCTTTGCCTTACATTATCATAATCATTCTTGTCCTGTTTATCGTATTCCGCCCGACAAGGGTGGAACGCGTACCGGGTGAAGTGGTCAGAGATACGATCATTACAAATCGTATTGATACGGTCTGGGGTACAGTTCCCGTTCCGGTTTATGAAAGCGTTGTAGATTCGTTCCCGTTCGTTGTTCCCGTCCCTGTACCGGGCGATACAGTCCGGGATACAGTGTATTTGCCTATTACGCAGAAAATCTACAAAGATAGCCTTTATACGGCTTATGTGTCGGGCTACCGGGCAAAGCTGGATAGTATAGAGGTGTACAGCAAAACGAGGACTGTGTTCGTCAGAGAGCGGGCAAAGCGGAAACGGTTCGGGCTGGGTGTACAGGTCGGATACGGCTTTTCTGGGAATAAGGCAAGTCACTATGTTGGGATTGGAGTGAGTTATGATGTGTTTGAGTGGTGATTGTGATAAATTATCTAAGAATATGAATTTTGTAACCTAAATGTCAATTTTATACCACTGTAGGTTTTATTTAGTCATTTTTGTATCTTGATAATAGTCGCAAAAGATATTTTCACTTCCTTTGCTTTTATTATTGTTTTTACTACGAAAGATGTAGGTTTCTGAAGGTTATGTTTGTTTTTTAAGATTTCGCATTGAGTGTGTTTTTAATGTAATTTGTATTTATTTATATTGTTATTCGCTTGATTAGTAATTAATTTTTAAATTTTAAACTTTGTATGTTTATGTTGTTACTTGTTGTTCTTTATTTTTTTGTATGTATTGAGAGAATTAATTCCAGAAATGGAAGGATGAGTAAAAAAGAATTGTTGTTCTTTCTATTTGTGCTTGCTGCAGGAGGAGTGATGGCACAGCAATATAGGGAAAGGGGGGATTTTGATCGTGGTGGGTATAGAAAATTTTTTGGACGCAATATATTTGCCAGCCGGAATTTGTCATTTGAGCCAAATTTAAATATTCCTACTCCGGAAAATTATAGGTTGGGGCCGGGGGATGAAGTGATTATCAATGTATGGGGAACTTCGGAAAATACGGTACGAGAGACTATTTCTCCGGAAGGTAATATCATGGTGGAGAATATCGGTCCTATCTACCTGAGTGGTATGAATATGGAGGAGGCTGAACGATATTTGCGGCATGAATTTAGTAAGATTTATGCAGCTATCTCCGGAGAATCGGCACATATCAAGGTGACGTTAGGAAAAATACGTTCCATTATGGTCAATGTGATGGGAGAGGTGGAAGTTCCCGGTACGTATCGGTTATCGGCTTTTGCATCGGTGTTTCATGCTTTGTATCGTGCCGGAGGAGTTAATCGTATAGGCAGTTTACGAACCATTCAAGTCGTACGAAGTGGTATGAAAGTAGCTGATGTGGATGTGTATGAGTATATTATGAAAGGAAAACTTACAGATGATATACGTTTGTCGGAAGGAGATGTGATTTTGGTATTCCCTTATGAAAATTTGGTTAGTATATCGGGAAAGGTGAAGAGACCGATGATCTATGAAATGAAACATGGAGAAAGTTTAGCTACTTTGATTGGTTATACGGGTGGATTTACCGGAGATGCTTATCGGAATACGGTCCGTCTGGTGCGTCGTAGCGGAAGGGAGAAGCAAATATATAATGTGGATCAACAGGATTACGATAACTTTATTCTGACTGATAACGATGAAGTGTCCGTTGAGGCGGTATTGGGACGTTTTTCAAATAAAGTAGAAATTCATGGAGCGGTTTATCGTGCAGGCATGTATCAGTTGGATAGTGTGACGGGGACTATAAAGCGGCTGATACAACAGGCGGAAGGTCTTCGTGGAGATGCTTTTCTTAATAGAGCCTTGTTGAGGCGGGAGCGTGAAGATCTGTCTCATGAAATGATTCCTGTTGATCTGAAAAAACTTATGGCAGGAACTGCACCCGATTTACCTCTGCAAAAGAATGATGTACTCTATATCTCAAGTATAAAGGAATTGGAAAAAGAAGGAGTTCTCTTCATTTATGGTGACGTGGCAAAACCGGGTTATTTTCCCTTTGCGCGGAATATGAGTGTTCAGGACTTGATTTTAAAAGCTGGCGGATTATTGGAATCGGCTTCGACTGTTCGTATCGATGTGTCACGACGAATTAAAGATCCTAAAAGTGTTTCTTCTTCTACTGTGATAGGGAAAAGCTTTACAGTAGAATTGAAAAATGGACTGTTGATAGGAGAGAGCAATACACTGAAATTGGAACCTTATGATATGGTGTTTGTACGTAGAAGTCCAGGGTATCAAAAGCAGGCAAATGTGACGGTCAATGGGGAAGTTACATTTACAGGAAACTATGCGCTGACTAAAAAGAATGAACGGCTGAGTGACTTGATAGCAAAAGCCGGAGGGTTATCGAAGAGCGCCTATGCGAAAGGTGCGCGTCTGATGCGCAGGATGACGGCGGATGAAATCCGGCAAAAGCAAGATGCAGTTCGGTTTGCAACAAAGGGAATCGGAAAAGATTCGGTCTCTTTATCTTCTTTGGAAGTGGATCAGACTTACTCTGTCGGTATTGAACTTGAAAAAGCTCTGGCAAAGCCGAAATCGGATGAAGATCTGGTATTACGGGAGGGCGACGTACTTTTTGTTCCTAAATATGTCAGTACCGTGACTGTTAACGGTGCTGTGATGTACCCCAATACTGTGCTTTATCAGAAAGGAAGTGGAATTGATTATTATATAGGACAAGCCGGTGGTTTTGGAAACCGGGCCTTGAAACGGCGTGCTTATGTTGTATATATGAATGGTACAGTCTCCCGATTGAGAAGAAATACGGCAAATGCCATTGAACCCGGGTGTGAAATAATTGTGCCCAGCAAAGGAGAACGGAAGAAAATGACTACGGCAGGAGCAGTTGGCATGAGTAGCTCCATTGCTTCTATAGCTGCGATGGTTGCTTCGATGGTGAGTTTAACAAAATAAGAAATAGATGAATACAAACGAAAGGCCCGAAATGACAGAAAAACAGTCATGTCATTGGTATCTTGCTTTTACTGCTTCTCGGGCAGAGCAACGCGTGAAGCAAGAACTGGATCAGCGGAAAGTCCGAAACTATCTTCCACTACGTAAAATTACTTATCAATGGCAGGGACGTTCCAGGGAGGCATTATGTCCACAAATAGCTCGTTGCGTCCTTATTTGGACGTCATTGTCCGACATTCGGCAGTTATCCGGAATATCAGGATTGATTATTCCTCAAAACATCTGGGATTATCGTGTTCCGGAATGGCAGGTGGAAAGTTATCAACTATTGTTTTCTCAAATGGATACCGCTGTGGAATGGATACCCGATTGCTTGGAATCCGCCACAATGGTTCGTGTTACAGGAGGTCCTTTGACTGGGTTAGTGGGCGAACTGGATACTTCGGACACAGGGTTTCGGATAAGGATCCGTTTTCATTCTATGGGATGTTTTCGTGTTGCTGTACCTGAAGAATGGATTGAAAAATTTTAAGAACCTGTTTGAATCTACAAGTTTGTATGAACAAAGATTGAATGCTTTTCTAAGTCCATCCTTAGGTTTGTTGCTGTCAGAGACATATCGATGGGTGTAGAGAAATAAGAGATGTTCGAAAACAGGATCTAACTATTACTTTTTCTTTTTTTCATCTCAACGATAATTCCTCGTCTGTTACAGGGCGGGGAATTATTATTTTATTTTCCCTGTAACTTTGACTCTTTTTCATCTTTCAAGTGACAATAGAATGTCAAAATCTGACTTTCTGTCAGAGTCCTGTCATTTTCGATCTTACTCAACCTTTTGGCACAAGGTTTGTTTTTTTATAGTCGTCCGCTTAAGACAAACTCCTGAAGGGGGTGCGGGAACAACCGGACAAAAGAAACTGAAATAATAATAAATAAAAGAATAACGATCATGGGAAAAATTATTGGTATTGACTTAGGAACTACAAACTCTTGTGTTTCTGTATTTGAAGGAAACGAACCTGTAGTAATTGCAAATAGTGAAGGTAAACGTACGACTCCTTCTATTGTGGCATTTGTAGATGGCGGAGAACGTAAAGTCGGTGATCCTGCAAAACGTCAGGCTATCACGAATCCTACCCGTACAATTTTCTCTATCAAACGTTTCATGGGTGAGAATTGGGATCAGGTACAAAAAGAAATAGCACGCGTTCCTTATAAAGTAGTGAAAGGTGATAACAACACTCCACGTGTGGATATTGACGGACGCCTGTATACTCCACAGGAAATTTCAGCAATGATTCTGCAGAAGATGAAGAAAACAGCTGAGGATTATCTGGGACAAGAAGTAACAGAAGCTGTGATTACCGTTCCTGCATATTTCTCTGATTCGCAGCGTCAGGCAACTAAAGAAGCCGGACAGATTGCCGGTTTGGAGGTTAAACGTATTGTAAACGAACCGACAGCGGCTGCGTTGGCTTATGGTCTTGATAAGGCTCATAAAGATATGAAGATTGCCGTATTCGACTTAGGTGGAGGTACATTCGATATTTCTATCTTGGAGTTCGGTGGCGGCGTATTCGAGGTGCTTTCTACAAATGGTGACACCCATTTGGGTGGTGATGACTTTGACCAGGTTATTATCGATTGGCTGGTTCAGGAATTTAAGAACGATGAGGGTGCCGACCTGACTCAGGATCCGATGGCTATGCAGCGTTTGAAAGAAGCTGCTGAAAAAGCAAAGATTGAATTGTCTTCTTCTACAAGCACTGAAATCAACTTGCCGTATATTATGCCGGTAGGTGGTGTACCTAAGCACTTGGTTAAGACGCTGACTCGTGCTAAATTTGAATCTTTGGCTCACAACTTGATTCAGGCTTGTCTTGAACCCTGTAAAAAAGCAATGCAGGATGCAGGTTTGAGTAACTCGGATATTGATGAAGTAATCCTCGTAGGTGGTTCTTCTCGTATTCCGGCTGTACAGAAGCTGGTTGAAGATTTCTTTGGTAAAACTCCTTCAAAGGGGGTTAATCCGGATGAAGTTGTAGCTGTAGGTGCTGCTGTTCAGGGTGCTGTGCTGACTGATGAAATCAAAGGTGTGGTATTATTGGATGTTACTCCGTTGTCAATGGGTATCGAAACACTGGGTGGTGTGATGACTAAATTGATTGACGCTAATACTACAATCCCTGCACGTAAGAGCGAAACATTCTCTACTGCTGCCGACAATCAGACAGAAGTTACCATTCACGTTCTGCAAGGTGAACGTCCGATGGCTGCACAAAATAAATCAATCGGTCAGTTCAATCTGACTGGAATTGCTCCGGCACGTCGTGGCGTTCCTCAAATTGAGGTAACTTTCGATATTGATGCCAACGGTATTCTGAAAGTATCTGCAAAGGATAAGGCTACTGGTAAAGAACAGGCTATCCGTATCGAGGCTTCCAGCGGTTTGAGCAAAGAGGAAATCGAAAAAATGAAGGCTGAAGCTGAGGCTAATGCAGAGGCTGATAAGAAAGAACGTGAGAAGATTGATAAACTGAATCAGGCTGACAGTTTGATCTTCCAGACTGAGACTCAGTTGAAGGAATTGGGTGATAAGTTACCGGCAGATAAGAAAGCTCCGATCGAGGCTGCTCTCCAGAAGCTGAAAGATGCTCACAAAGCTCAGGATATGACAACTATCGATAGCGCTATGGCTGAACTGAATACTGCATTCCAGGCTGCAAGTGCCGAAATGTATGCTCAGAGCGGTGCACAAGGTGGTGCACAGGCCGGTCCGGATATGAACGCAGGTCAGTCAAATACCGGACAAAATAATGGCAAACAAGACGATAATGTTCAGGATGCTGATTTTGAGGAAGTCAAATGATTCCGATAAGTAAACAGATAATAAACGATAAGCAAAAGCGTGCAGCTCAA